TCATAACTTTTTTCTACTTTCGTGACCATTACGTTTAAGCATGTTTCATCTTTCCGCTTTGGTATATGAGCTTTAGGGATTTCCAGCATTTCAATGTGTTATTTATCATATAAATTACTTTATACGGAAACTATTCGTAGAAAGCCGCATTATGCAGCCATTACTTCTAATCTCTTCTCCTTATCGCAGTAAGCCTGCTGAGCCTTACCGCTGAAGGGGTGAGCACCATCGGTTGCAATGCTCCAGTCAAAATCAGGAGATAGCTTAAAGTTATTGAAAATTACGTAAGCGTGGACTAAGGTAGTCTGGTCACATACGTCGCAACCAAGAACTTCCATGACGAACTTACAGCCGACAGGGAATTCAGTAGCAGAGTTAACGACCTCGACAGCATTCTCAGTCTCATAGTCATACATAACGAATAGCTCGTCACTAGCATTTAGACCGGTAGGTAGCTTCATCGTCTGACCAGCAAGAGAGAACTCTGTCTCAGATGGGGCAGTACCCTTGGTGTATTTCTTACCAAAAGTGCTATCGCCATTTAGAACATAAATTTCCTTAACTTCGCCCTTGGGAGCATGCTTTAGCTCATAAGAACCAGTGCCATATTCGAAGCTCTCCATAGCAGGAGCAGTAATCTTAGCAGAAGAGCTGGCAACCTTCTTAGCAGTACCAAGCTGAGTAGCCATTAGATTCATATCGAAAATAGCGTTCTCTGCAGAAAACTCTGCGCTCTTAGCACGATAGAAAGTAGCAATAGGAGTGCCTAGTGCATCAACAGCATCGGTGGACTCAGAAGCGCAGTTTAGAGAAACATTTTGCATCTGGTTAATAGAGAATAGTACACTATCATCCTTCTGGGATAGAGCAACACCACGAGTTACTCTATCAATTACAAAGTTATTAATATCAAAAGCCATAATAATTTCCTCCTATAAAAATAGTTTTAATATTATGAAGAGACTAATTAATCTCTTTCATCCAATTCAATTCTTGCTTATTTATTTTCTTCATATCTATTGTCCCTGCATAACATCCAGCAAGAAGATGGTCTGCATTGTGGATAATCTGTAGACGACTTACATCATCAAAAAATTCAACAAACCCCTCATTTCTAACATATTCCTTCGTATATCCCATACGAACTTTTACAGAAGAAATAAGTGGCAATAAATATGATTTAAATGGTTTTTCTTTATTTAACCTAATCTTCATTCTGTCTTCATCAATAAGAATTTGTTTTGTTGTTTTATTTGCTGCACGTTCAATTTTTGGCGTAATGTTATGAACTTTTCTTAAATAACTTACGATTCTTAAATAAATCAATTTATCAATCTTTACACCAGATTCTAAATCCGCCAAAACAATATCGCCATTTTCACGGTTTCTATATGGTTTCAATTTAGTAAAATCTAAATCATCAAACAATAATGCCGTTTTTTCTTTTGGCAATGTCGGTGCCAACATTATAAACAAATCAAAATCTTCAATCTCCATCCAATCAAGACCAAGGTCCCACAATTGAGACTTCATGTCTGACGGAATTGCAGTAATTGTATGTACCATACTAAAATATTGAGCTTCTCCAAATTTTACAATATCACCTATAGTAGGTTGCTTGATCTTGATACTGTCATTGATAATATAGTCGTCTCCAAAATATAATTGAAGCTGATCTACATCAAACATATCAGAATTCATGCTTATTCCTCGTTATAGCCTTATTTAAAGAATTAGTTCTAGTAAGCTCAAATTTTAAAGTACGAGTAGAGTATGCAGTATCAGTAACGCCCTCTCTATCATATACAAGTTTTGCTTGCATACCAAACATGTTCGACCAATTAAAAATATCACGAATTAAATATCCAAGTAAATCATGTCGTTCAATTCCATACGGAGTCTTAATATCATCCGTATGACAAAACACAACAAATTGTATATATTGAATTTTCATAACACTATTATATTGATGGTCTTCCATGTCATCTACGCTAAAACAGATAAAATTTCTAGCAACATCTTGTACAATCGGGACACGTATATATGCAAAGATGTTAGTATTCAAATAATCATCAGGACTAGAAGGGTCTAGCTCATGATTATTTAACGCCTCAATAACATCTGGATCAGACGTGAGTTTTTGACGAATCAAACGTTTCATACTAGACACATCGTCATCAATATTTTGGATGTCTCTAATCATTAGCTAATCACCTCCATAACCTTTTCTATTGCATATTTTCCATCTTTATTAGCTGCTGATACAACTATTTTTTTACCAACCATACTATATAATTGCAAACAACGTAGCTTAAGTGCATTCCAATCATCTTCTGCTGGAGCAACATTAATTTTGAATATCTCTTTACCATTAGAACTACATGTTATATCACATGCATCAACATCAGATGGCGTAGAAACATCATCTTTAAAACTCAAATCAGATATTACAATATTTCCCGGACAATCATCTGATGGCTCAATTTCCCAATCATCATTATGATAATGTAGGTTTATCGAACACAACAAAACATTATCATCCATAAATGACAACTTCCATATTGGTTTATCAGCCGTATATACAAGGTTAAATTCGTCCCAAAACTCTGCTACAAACACCTTGGAGC